GAAAAATTACTATGATGTATCAAATGCACTTTCCATTGGAGAAGATGCAGAAGGTGGCTATCTTGTTCCTGATGAGTTTGAAAGACAGCTAGTGGAAGGACTTGAAGAAGAAAACTTCTTTAGAAGTCTTGCTACTGTAATAAGAACTTCATCGGGAGACAGAAAAATCCCTGTGGTAACAGGAAAAGGAGAGGCAGTATGGATTGAAGAAAATGGTCAGTATCCGGAATCCGATGATACTTTTGGACAGACAACCATTGGAGCCTTCAAACTTGCCACAAATATAAAAGTATCTGAAGAACTTCTTAATGATTCGGCATTTGACCTTCAGGCATACATTACCAAGGAATTTGCCCGCAGAATTGCAACAAAAGAAGAGGAAGCATTCTTTATTGGAGATGGAAGTGGAAAGCCTACCGGAATATTTAATAAGACCGGAGGTGGTGTAATCGGTATTGAAGCTGCAAATGCAAATCTGACATTTGACAATGTAATGGACCTTTACTATTCACTTAAGAGTCCTTACAGAAATAAAGCTACGTGGATTATTAATGATTCCACAGTTAAGTCTTTAAGAAAACTTAAGGACAGCAACGGAAATTATATCTGGCAGCCATCAGTATCACTTGATGTGCCGGATATGATACTTAACCGACCATATAAGACATCAACTTATGCACCGGAAATCGCTGCAGGCACTACACCTATTGCCTTTGGCGATTTTTCTTATTATTGGATTGCTGACAGAGAGGGAAGAAGTTTCAAGAGACTGAATGAACTTTATGCTACAACAGGTCAGGTTGGATTTCTTGCTTCACAAAGAGTTGACGGAAAACTGATTTTACCAGAGGCAGTCAAGTTACTAAGCGTTAAGAAAGGCTCATAAAGGGAGGTAATTGCAGATGTTAGTTACACTTGAGGAAACAAAACTGTATTTGAGAGTTGATTCAAAAGATGAAGATGACTATATCACAAAACTTATTCTTGTTGCAGAAAGGATGTGTATGGATATCGGACGCATTGATTTTAACATCTGCAAGGAAAATCCTGAACTGATAAACAGTGCAGTATTGTATGCTGTGGGATATTTATATGAGCATAGGGATGATGCAGATTATAAAAATCTCACAGAAACTCTAAAGTATCTGCTCTTTCAGATAAGAAGGGAGGAGTTTTAGTGATTAATTCTTTAAAAGAGAGAATTAGCATTATAAAAAGTGAAACGGTTATTGATGATAATGGAAATCATACACTTGAGTGGATAGATTGCTTTTCCTGTTTTGCCTATGTTAATAACTTGTCTGGAAGTGAGTATTATGAGGCTGCAAAAATAAATATGCAAAATGAAATTCACTTTATTGTTAGATACTGCAGTGAACTTAAAAATATAGACTGTGAGCATTATAGGATTGTTTTTAGGGGAAAGTTATACAATATAACGTTTGTTGACAATGTAATGTATCAGAATAAAACACTAAAACTGAAAGCAAGTCTGGTAGAGAGGTGATGCGATTGAAAAAGATAAAAGCAGATAAACTGGCAGATGAGATAAGAGAGCTACTGTCGGATTATGGAGAGGTAACGGCAGATATATTAAAAGATGCAGTAAAAAAGACAGCTGATGAAGTAAAAAAAGATATATCAGAAAATGCCCCTAAAAACACAGGTAAGTATGCAAAAAGCTGGACGGTTACAAAAGTAAGTGAAAAATCAAACAGCATACAGATGGTGGTAAGAAGCAAAGACAGATATCAGTTGACACACCTTTTGGAAAAAGGACATGCAAAAAGAGGTGGGGGAAGAGTTGAAGGAATCCCACACATAGCAGATGCAGAAGAAAAAGGACAAAAAATAATGGAAAGTCTGATAAAAAAGGAGTTGAAAGGATGACACACAAGGATGTGATAAAGGTGGTGGAAGAAATAGGCGTCTGCAGTGCCTACCATCACTTTGCAGAGGGAGAAGCACCAAAACCACCGTTTTTAGTTTATCTTTATCCTAAAACTGACAACTTCTCAGCAGACGGAGTTGTATATCTAAAGATAAATAAATTAGATATAGAACTATATACTGACAAAAAAGATGTCAGTTTAGAAGAAAAAGTGGAAGCCGTGTTTACTAAGCACGGTATTTTTTATGAGAAAAGTGAGACATGGATAGAGTCGGAAAAACTTTATGAAGTGCTCTATGAAACGGAGGTAGATTATGGCAAATAAAGTCAAATTTAATATAAAGAATTGTCATTATGCAGTAATGGATGAAAACAATAAATACGGAGTGCCTGTGGCAATGCCCGGAGCGGTAAACATATCATTATCAACACAGGGAGAACTGTCAAAGTTCTATGCAGACGGAATTGCATATTATACTTCATCATCCAACGGAGGATATGAAGGAGACCTTGAATCTGCTATGATTTCAGACCAGTTCAGGAAAGAAATCCTAAATGAAACGGAGGATGCAAACGGAGTTCTACTTGAAAATGCCAATAACGAAACAAATAAGTTTGCGTTTGGTTTTGAGATAGATGGTGACAGCAAAGGCACAAAGTTTTGGTTTTATAACTGTTCAGCAACAAGACCAAATGCAGAAGCAGCAACAAAGGAAGATACTATTGAACCTCAAACGGATACAATTACAATTTCATGCTCTCCGGACATGAATGGAAATGTAAGGGTTAAGAGTACAGAAAATGTAAATGAAACAGTGGAAGCAAACTGGTTTAATGAGGTGTATATCCCAACGGACGAGCCTGAAGTAGATGAAGGATAGGAGAGGTATAAATGAGAAAGACAATAGTTATAGATGGAAAGGAATGTGAATTCAAAAGTTCGGCTGCAATACCAAGAATGTATAGGCTTAAATTTAACAGAGATATATTTGTTGACTTGGCAAAGCTTGATGCAGAAGTTAAGTATGCAGAAAAAGTTAAAAATGAAACGGGAGAGAGCGTTCTTCAGATAAGTTCACTTGAGGTATTTGAAAATGTAGCATTCCTTATGCATAAACATGGAGACCCAAGTCAACCAAAGGAAATCGAGGACTGGCTTGAACAGTTTGAGATGTTTGATATTTATGATGTGCTTCCACAGATAATGGAAATGTGGAAAATAGAGAATGAGCAGAAATCAATACCAAAAAAAAGAGTAGAGAAATAGATAGAGAAGTCAATACCGCGCTGTTTATGCTTCGATGCGTACAGCTCGGTATTTCTATTTCTGAACTGGAACTTCTCAGCATAGGTATGGTTAATGATATGTACATAGAAGCACAGAATGACGATTATGAATATCCGATTGTGGCAACACAGGAAGATATAGACAGATTATAGATAAAGGTGGTGTTTAAATGGCGTCACGAATTAAGGGAATTACAGTCGAGATTGGTGGTGATACTACAGGACTGGACAAAGCACTGTCCGGTGTGGATAAAGAAATAAAAGATACATCAAAAAACTTAAAAGATGTAAATAAACTTTTGAAATTCGACCCTAAAAATACTACTTTGCTTAAACAAAAGCAAGAGTTGTTAGGAAAACAAATAGGTTCCACAAAAGACAGACTTAATACATTAAAGGAAGCAGATAAACAGGCAAAGAAACAGATGGAGGCAGGAGAGCTTGGAAAGGACAAGTATGATGCACTCCAAAGGGAAATTGAGGAAACAAAAACAGAATTAAAAAGTTTACAGTCTCAAAAGATTAAATTAGATACAAAGGGACTAAATGATTTTGCAACAGGTGCAGAGGATGCCGGAAAAAAATTGAGTGTAGTTTCTGGGGCAATTGCTGGGATTGGTACAGCAGCAATTTCTGCTGCAAAGGATTTAGATTCCGGATATGACACTATTGTAAAAGCTACGGGTGCAACAGGAGAGGCACTGGAAGGCTTAAAAGACGTGGCAAATAATGTATATACCTCCATGGATACCGACATGGATACTGTAGGTGCTGCCGTAGGGGAAATAAACACAAAGTTTGGTTCTACAGGAGATGAGGCAGAAAATCTTACAAAGAAATTTATAAAATTTGCAGATATTACTGACAGTGATGTTACTTCATCCATTGATTCAGCCTATGACATTATGCAGAAATGGAACATGACACAGGACGACACAATGCTTTTACTAGACCAGATAGCCGGTGTGGCACAGGATACAGGGATTGGTGTTAATGAGCTTTTTACTGCCATAACAGATAACGCAGATACATTGAAGCAGTTGAACATAGATGCAAGTTCAGCAGTAGGTTTAATGGCACAGCTCGAAAAAGCAGGCATTGATTCAGCAACCGGACTTAAGGCCATGAAGACAGCTGCAAAGAATGCAACAAGCAGTGGAAAAGCAATGGATGATTTTTTATCAGAAAACATCACCGCAATGCTTAATGCCAAAAACCAGACAGAGGCTCTCTCCATTGCAACGGATATATTCGGAAATAAGAATGCAGCTACTATGTTATCAGCATTGCAGGATGGAAGATTAAATCTTGATGAATTATCAAATTCCATGACAGCGTATGCCGGAAAGGTAGATCAGACGTATGCAGATACACAGGACCCATGGAATGAAATGAACGTTGCGATCAATAATGTAAAGTTAGCAGGAGCAGAGCTTGGAGCTGACCTTGCAGAAAAGTTGGTGCCTATAATTGAGGCATTAATAGAAAAAGTTCAGTCCGTTATATCGTGGTGGGATGGATTATCGCAAGGACAGAAAGATATGATTGAAACTGTAGCACTGGTTGTGGCAGCAATAGGACCGCTTATACTTATTATTTCAAAAGTAATAATTGGAGTTCTATCTCTTGCATCGGCAACAGCTGCATTAAATATATCAATGCTACCGATTATTGCAGTGGTGGCCGCTATTATAGCAATTGTGGCAGCCGTAATTATTGTAATTAAAAATTGGGGAAAGATATCCGACTGGATAAAGAAAAAGTTTGCACAGTTAAAGACAGCACTTAATAATATATGGAACAGCATAAAGTCAGTAATAGTAAACGTAGTAATCGGAATAAAAAATAAAGTCATATCTATTTTTACAGCAGTGGTTACAGGAATCAAAAATATAGTGTCAAAAATCACCGGAACAGTAAAAGCAGGATTTGATGGAGCAATCAGTTTTATTACTTCTCTTCCAGGCAAGGCACTTGGATGGGGAAAGGATTTTATTCAAGGATTGATTGATGGAATAAAGAAAATGGTAAACAAAGTTAAAGACACAGTAAAAGGAGTAGCAGATAAAATTAAATCATTCTTACATTTTTCAAGACCTGATGAGGGTCCTCTACGTGATTATGAAAGTTGGATGCCTGACTTTATGGAAGGACTAGCGTCCGGAATAACGGACAACATGTATAAAGTAAGAGAGGCAATAAAAGATGTATCAGGAATAATGAACCTTGAGGCTACAGTAAAAGGCGGTAATGGAATGTCTCTATCAAACATTAATACAACGCTTGTGGCTATACTTAAATCAGTAAAAGAAGGAAAAATTATTAAACTTGACAGAAGAGAAGTAGGAAGAATTAAGGCATAGGAGGAATAGAATGATT